TCCCCACCGGGCCCCCCACCCCCTTCTATATAGAAAGGCCCCCCATAGGAGTCCCAACCTCCTCCCCTTGCACCACGATATATTTTTCTGTTACATTCCGGCCACTCCCTTCTTTAAGGTGCTTCTCTAGTTATGATTCCTGTTGAGCCTACGGCAGAGCATCCGCTGCCCTTTGATCTCTCAGACGAACAGCCCAAGACATATCGGGATGCTGTTGCCACTGCGGTCAATACCGTAGACCTGATCAACGAACTCGGCGGCAGCATTGACTATTCCGACGAAGACCTAGCAAAAGCCTCCAACCTGATTCTTGGTGAGGAGAAACCAACCAAACCGCGTCATGTGGCCTCTGCAACAGAGGCGGCTGCGGCTCACGCGCTGGTCAAACGCTTCGATTTCACAGCTTTTGCGGATGCCCTTCAGGCCCGCAACTTCATCACCAACAAACTCATCTCAATTGCCGACTGCGGAGACCCGAAGTTGGAGTTGAAAGCCCTTGAGTTGCTCGGAAAGCACAGCGATATTGGGCTGTTTACTGAGCGCAGCGAGATCACAATCCACCACACAACGTCCGAGACGCTCGAAAGGAGCATCAAAGACAGGATCAAGAGGCTGCTGCACGCAGACGTTGCAGATATTGCGCCGCTTGACGACCTCGATACGCAGTTGGGCACGCCCAAGCCAGTTGAAACCCCCGAAACCCCCGAAACCCCCGAAACTCCGGAAGAAACCGAGGAAAAACCGTGAGTGACGTGACACTCAAGGACATTGAGACCCTGATCAACTCAGGCAAACTCAGCGAAAGCGACTTGCGCACGCTTGAGGCACAGCTTATTCGGCTGGAAAAGCTCAAAGAACGCGAGTTGTGTCAGCGGCGGTTCATCAAATTCGTGGAAAAAGTGTGGCCGTCCTTCATTTCGGGTGCCCACCATAAGAGGATGGCTGACGCCTTTGAGAGAGTTGCGAACGGGCAGCTTAAAAGGCTCATCATCAACATGCCGCCACGGCATACCAAGTCGGAATTTGCTTCATATTTGCTCCCGGCGTGGTTCTTGGGGCGTTTTCCAGAGAAGAAAGTCATCCAGGCGTCCAACACAGGTGAGTTGGCCGTGGGCTTTGGCCGCAAGGTGCGAAATCTGGTCGATTCCGAGGGCTACAAAGAGATTTTCCCTGCCCTTTCACTGCAAGCCGACTCTAAGGCAGCCGGTAGGTGGAACACGTCCAAGGGTGGTGACTATTTCGCCATCGGTGTGGGTGGTACTGTGACGGGTAAGGGTGCCGACGTGCTGATCATTGACGACCCGCACTCGGAGCAAGAGGCTGCACTGGCGGCGATCAACCCTGACGTGTATGACAAGGTGTACGAGTGGTACACATCCGGCCCCCGGCAGCGTCTCCAGCCGAACGGGTCGATCATCATCGTGATGACTCGGTGGGCCCAGAGGGACTTGACGGGGCAGGTGATCAAGAGCGCCGCGCAGCGTGGTGGTGAGGGCTGGGAGGTCATTGAGTTCCCGGCCATTTTGCCCTCGGGCAACCCGCTATGGCCACAGTTTTGGTCGCTTGAAGAACTCAACGCGCTCAAAGAAGAACTGCCCAACGCCAAGTGGCAGGCGCAGTACCAGCAGAACCCAGTGGGTAACGAGAGCGCCATTGTCAAGCGCGACTGGTGGAAGTGGTGGGAGAAGGACGACCCGCCAGAGTGTGAGTACATCTTGCAGTCATGGGATACGGCCTTTGAGAAAACGTCTCGGGCCGACTACTCCGCTGGCACGACATGGGGCGTGTTCAGTTGCAAAGAAGACGGGTTCAGGCCCAACTTGGTCCTGCTCAATACGTACAAGAAGCGCGTGGAGTTTCCTGATCTGAAGAAGGACGTGCTCAACGAGTACAACATGTACGAGCCCGACAGCGTCATCATCGAGAAGAAAGCCTCCGGGGCCCCGCTGATATATGACTTGCGAGCGATGGGTATACCCGTGCAGGAGTACACACCCAGTAAGGGTCAAGATAAGGTCGCCCGGTTAAATTCGGTCTCCGACATAATTGCATCGGGGAAAGTGTGGGTGCCGCGCACGCGCTGGGCCGAGGAGTTGGTCGATGAAATTGCGGCGTTCCCATCAGGCGAGCACGATGACTTGGTTGACGCTACAACGCTGGCCCTGATGCGGTTCAGACAAGGTGGATTCCTGCGGCTGCCAATAGACGAGCCGGAGGATGTTGTGTATTTCAAAGGTAGCCGCCACCGTGAGCGGTTCTACACAGTTTAAGGAGCCATCATGGCAATGGAAAAAGGTTTGTATGCAGCGCCTCTTGGGATGATGGAGGGGGTTGAACCCCCCGTCGAGATTGAGATCGAAGACCCCGAAGAGGTGCGCATCGGTATGGGTGACATTGAGATTGATCTCAAGCCACGCAAAGAAACTGCCGAGGATTTTGACGCCAACCTAGCAGACTATATGGACTCTAGTGAGTTGGAGTCGCTTGGCTCCGAGCTTATCGAGGAGTTCGACAAGGACATTCAGGACCGCAAAGACTGGATGCAGACCTACGTAGAGGGGCTCAAGCTACTGGGGCTCAAGTATGAGGAGCGCACCGAGCCGTGGAATGGAGCCTGCGGTGTTTTCCATCCCATGCTCACCGAGTCTGTGGTTCGCTTCCAGAGCGAAGCCATGATGGAGACGTTCCCCGCGCAGGGGCCGGTCAAGACACACATCTTAGGCCGAGACACTCCCCAGGTGCAAGAAGTCGCCGCCCGTGTGCGGGACGACATGAACTACCAGCTTACCGAGGTCATGGTCGAGTACCGCCCGGAGCATGAGAAGCTGCTGTGGAACCTGCCGATTGCTGGCAGTGCGTTCAAAAAGGTCTACTACGATCCGAGCATCGGGCGTCAGGCAGCAGTGTTCATCCCCGCCGAGGACATCGTGGTGCCCTACGGTGCATCGAGCATCGAGAAGGCTGAGCGGGTTACGCATGTGATGCGTAAGACCAAAAACGAGGTCACCCGGCTCATGGAGGCTGGGTTCTACGTCAACGTGGACCTCGGGGAGCCGACGCACCAGCTTGATGACATCGAGAAGCAGAAGGCCGAGGAGACCGGCATGTCTGCGATACAGGATGATCGGTTCCGCATCCTTGAGATGCACGTTGACCTTGACTTGCCTGGGTTTGAGCATAAGAATAAGAAGGGGGAGCCCACTGGGATCGCACTGCCGTATGTGATCTCAATCGAGAAGGGCACCGGCAAGATTCTGGCTGTCCGCCGCAATTGGTATGAAGATGACCGACTCCACCTCAAACGGCAGCACTTTGTCCACTACCAATACATCCCAGGGTTTGGGTTCTACGGCTACGGGCTTATCCATCTCATTGGTGGTTACGCTAAGTCCGCTACCATGCTCATCCGCCAATTGGTTGATGCAGGCACTTTGTCGAATCTCCCCGGAGGACTTAAGTCACGGGGGCTTCGCGTTAAAGGTGATGACACTCCCATCGCACCAGGGGAGTTCCGGGACGTAGACGTGCCCTCGGGCTCGATCCGCGACAACATCCTGCCCCTGCCGTACAAAGAGCCCAGTCAGGTTCTCTACACGCTGTTCAACCAGATCGTGCAAGAGGGGCGAGCCTTCGCCTCCAGTGGTGATATGAAGGTCAGCGACATGTCGTCGCAGGCTCCGGTGGGCACCACACTGGCCATCCTTGAACGCACACTCAAGGTGATGACTGCTGTGCAGTCTCGCATCCATCACGCGATGAAGCAGGAGTTCAAACTCCTCAAGGTCATCATCGCTGACTACACCCCGGAGGAGTACGACTACGAGCCGGTTGATGGCTCGCCCAAGGCCAAGAAGTCTGACTACGACATGGTCGATGTCATCCCGGTGAGCGACCCCAACGCCGCCACGATGGCCCAGAAGATTGTCACGTACCAAGCGGTCCTCCAACTGGCGCAAACCGCGCCCCAGCTTTATGACTTGCCCCTGCTGCACAGGCAGATGATTGAAGTGCTGGGCATCAAGAACGCGGCCAAGCTTGTGCCGATTGAGGACGATGCTGTGCCTGTTGACCCGGTGCAAGAGAACATGAACCTGCTGACCCAAAAGCCGGTGAAAGCCTTCTTGGAGCAGAACCACCAAGCGCACATCCAGGCGCACATGGCGGCGATGCAGAACCCCAAGATTCAACAGCTTTTGCAGATGAACCCCGCTGCCCAAGCTATCGCCGCTGCGGCTATGGCCCACATCAACGAGCACCTTGCGTTTCAGTACCGCGTTGAGGTTGAGCAGATGTTGGGCGTGCCGCTGCCTCCGATGCAAGAGAAAGGCGAAGAACAGCAGCAGATTCCGCCCGAGATTGCCGATCAGGTTGCGATCATGGCGGCTCAAGCTACGCAGCAGCTTCTTCAGCGCGACCAGCAGGCTATGGCGCAGCAACAGGCCCAGCAACAGATGCAAGACCCGGTGGTCCAGATGCAGATGCAGGAGCTTCAGTTGAAGATGAAAGACCTTGAACTCAAAGCGCAGAAGCAAGCCACTGATGCAGCAGCCAAGGCCGACCAGATTCGGGTGGAAGAGTCACGGATCGCGGCCCAAAAAGAGATTGCAGCTATGCAAGTTGCGGCAAATGCAGCCGCTGCAAAAGACAAGCTCCATAAGGGCATGGAGCTTGAAGGGGCCAAGCTTGGCGTGCAGATCGCTAAGGACAAAGCACAAATGAGCCGCCCACAACGTCAACCCGAGAGGAGTAAATCGTAATGAGTGATGCCATCCATGCGTTTGCGCATGTGCAGAGAGAGATTGATAAGTACCGGCAGGAGCAAGTCGCCTTTCTTGCAGCCAGCCGTGCCGATTCGTACGACGAGTACAAGAAAATCTGCGGAGTGATCCGGGGTCTTAACTACGCAGATCATTTGATTGACGACCTCGTGCAAAGGATAAAGAATGATTGATTACGATGTGGCCGCAGTGGACCTATCCGGCATTTTGAATAAGAGTGCGGAGGAAAAAGCCAAGCAACTTCCTGACCCAAAGACGTACCACATGCTTTGTGTGGTGCCCGAGGCGATGGCGGAGTATGAAGATAGCGAAATTCTCAAAGCCGCCCAAACCATGCACTACGAGGAGGTTCTGACTCCCGTGCTGTTTGTAATCAAGCTTGGGCCTGACTGCTTCAAGGACAAGACTCGGTTCCCCAGTGGGCCATCGTGCAAGGAGGGTGACTTTGTCATCGTCCGACCCAATTCAGGCACCCGCTTGAAGATTCATGGCCGAGAGTTCCGAATCATCAATGATGAGTCGGTCGAGGCTATTGTGGAAGACCCGCGTGGCATTTCGCGTGCATCGTAAGGAGCGATAGATGGCAAACAAATTTGACGATGAAGATTTCAAGTTCCCTCATGAGAAGTCTGAGGGCGGGAAAACCGAAAAGGAAACTCCTGAGATTGAAATTGAAGATGACACTCCACCGGAAGATCGTGGGCGCAAGCCTATGAAGGAGCCTGTTGGGGATACTACTGAAGACGAGTTGGCTTCATACGACGAGAAGGTTCAAGCTCGGATCAAGAAGTTCACTCGTGGGTATCACGATGAGCGCCGTGCCAAAGAGGAAGCCCTGCGTGAGCGCGAGGCCGCTGAGCAGTTTGCCAAACAGGTGTACGAGGAGAACAAACGCCTGAAAGAGCAGCTTTCCACCGGCAGCAAAGCGTATATCGAGACATCGAAAAACGCCGCTGAAGTCCGCCTTGTCTCTGCCAAGAAGAAGCTGAAAGAGGCTTTCGAGGCTGGCGATGCGGAGGGTATGGCCGAGGCTCAAGCGGAAATTGCTGACGTTACGGCAGAAGCGCGAGAGATTCAACGCATGAGGCCGGTTGAGGTTAAGGACGAAGGGGATTTCAAGCCCGCCGTTGCCCAACCCACCGCCCCCAAGATGACGCCCCGTATGCAGAAGTGGCTTGATTCCAACTCTGAATGGTGGGGTAATGACGAAGAAATGACGATGGCTGCAATGGGTATTGACAAGAAGTTGCAGCGAGAGTATGGTGCGGAATATGTAGGTACGGAAGAGTACTTTAAGACCGTTGACCGTACTATGCGAAAAAGATTTCCTGAGTATTTTGAAACTCAGAGCCAAGAGGACGATGACCCGCCTCCTCAAAAGAGGTCAGCCCCGGTGGAGGAGGAAGAATCTCCGCGCCGTGCTACAAAATCTGCCGCTGTGGTGGCTCCGGCCTCCCGCAGTTCGTCGCCTAGTCGCATTCGACTGAAGGCATCCGAAGCGAACATTGCCCGTCGCCTTGGGGTCCCTTTGGAACAATACGCCAAACAGGTTGCTTTACTTAACAGAGGTGAATGATGGATCAACAAGCTCAAACTGATGCGCCCGTGCGTCAAAACCGTACACCCCGCGTGATGGAGTCGCGTGAAAAAAACATGCGAGTTCAGGCGTGGCGCAATCCAGAGACGCTCCCTTCTCCTGACGACCGTCCGGGCTGGAAACATCGTTGGATTCGACTGAGCATCATGGGTTCTGACGATCCCAAAAACATCTCTAGCAAGTTGCGCGAAGGATATGAACCCTGCAAAGCAGAGGAGTATCCGGAGTTGATGTTGCCTGCCGTTGACAGTGGCCGCTTCAAGGGCGGTATTGAAATCGGCGGCTTGTTGCTTTGCCGTATTCCAGAAGAGTTTTTGCAGCAGCGGATGCAGCACTTCGATGCCAAAAACAAAGCTCAAATGGAGTCGGTGGACAGCGCCTACCTCAGTGAAAATGACCGACGAATGGAGAAGTTCTCTGAACGAAGCACCAAGGTCACTTTCGGTTCTGGTTCATAAATTTTTAGGAGTCTTTCATGGCTTTTCCCACCGTTGACCGTCCTTACGGTCTAAAGCCGCTCAATCTGTATGGTGGTACACCCTTTGCAGGTGCTACTCGCCAATATCGGATTGCTTCGGCGTACAACACAAGCATCTTCTATGGGGACCCCATCGAGATGATTAACGATGGCACGATTATCAAATCTGCTATCACTACCGCCCGTGCAACTGTGACCACATCACAGATCATTGGTGTTTTCTTGGGCTGCTCTTACGTTAACGCGCAAGGTCAGACCATTTTTGCTCAGTACTTCCCAGCAAATACCACAGCCCCTACAGGTACATACATCACCGCTTATGTGTGTAATGACCCTGACACCCTGTTCAAAGCTGTGATTGCTACTGGTGCTACTCCCAACGATACTACTTCTGGCTTGTTGCCTTCCTCTACTACTGAATTTACCGTTATCGGTACTAACGTAGCATTGGTGCAGAACTCTGGTGTTACCTCAACTGGCAATAGCCGTGTTGCGGTTGCCTCTTCTGCAACTACAGGTACATTGCCTATGAACGTTGTTGACGTTGTCCAAGACACGTCTTATGTCAACAGTTCTGGCAACGTTGTGTTCCCCGAGGTCATCGTTCGTTGGAACTTTGAGATTCATACAACCACTATCGCTTCTGGCGTTTGATCTAAGGAGTAAATAAAAATGGCAATTTCACGCGCACAACTGCTGAAAGAGCTGCTCCCCGGTCTGAACGCCCTGTTCGGTATGGAGTACGCTCGCTACGGCGAAGAGCACAAGGAAATCTACGAAAGTGAGACTTCCGAGCGTTCGTTTGAAGAGGAAACCAAGCTGTCTGGCTTCTCCGCCGCTCCGGTGAAGAACGAGGGCAGTGCGATTGCTTATGACAACGCGCAAGAGGCTTGGACGACTCGCTACACCCACGAAACCATTGCCCTGGGTTTCTCGATCACCGAAGAGGCGATTGAAGACAACCTGTATGACAGCCTGTCTGGCCGTTATACCAAGGCTCTGGCTCGTGCCATGGCTTACACCAAGCAGGTGAAAGCCGCTGCCGTGTTGAACAACGGTTTCTCCAGCACCTACCCCGGTGGTGATGGCGTTTCCCTGTTCAATGCGAACCACCCCCTGGTGTCGGGTGGCGTCAACAGCAACACTCCCGGTACTCAGGTTGACCTGAACGAGACTTCCCTGGAAGCCGCCGTTATTCAGATCGCAGCCTGGACCGACGAGCGTGGCCTGCTGATTGCAGCCAAGCCCAAGAAGATGATTGTTCCCCCGAGCCTGATGTTCGTTGCCAAGCGTCTGCTTGACACTGAACTGCGGGTTGCAACTGCTGATAACGACATCAACGCTATCAAGCAGATGGGCGCAATCCCCGAGGGCTACACCGTCAACCACTGGCTGACTGACAACAATGCATGGTTCCTGACCACTGATGTTCCCAACGGCATGAAGCACTTTGTGCGGACTCCGCTCCAGAACTCGATGGACGGTGACTTTGACACTGGCAACGTCCGCTACAAGGCCCGCGAGCGTTATTCGTTCGGCTGGTCTGACCCCCTGGGTATGTGGGGTTCGTCGGGTTCGACCTGATGAATGTGGAAAGGGGGCCTTGTGCCCCCTTTTCTTTTGCTGTATATTGTGCTTATTCCGGGGTCCCCGGCGTTTCTGACAGTCCCGGCTGACGACAAGCAGACAGAGCGCCCACAGTTAACTCGCTTGTGAGGATCAAATGGCAAACACCACCTTCAACGGCCCAGTTCGATCACAGAACGGCTTTCAAACCGTCTCCATCAACGCAACCACTGGCGTTGTCACGACCGCTCCTGTTTCTATGGGCGTTTCTGGCATTGTTGCCACCCCGGTTGCTCTGGCTGACGCCAGCGCCACTTTGACCGCCGCAGCCAACGCTGGTGGCATGATCAATATCGTCCCTAACGGTACGCAGGACAACACCTACACGCTGCCTGCACCTACTGCTGGCACTTCGTTTGTGTTTGTGTATGGCGGCGGCGCAGCAGATGCCACCGACTTCATCATCAACACTGGTTCAAACACCAACTTCTTTATTGGTGGTGTGGCTTTCCATGACACCGATGATGGCGCAGCTTCTGTTGTGTTCTCTGACGGCAACTCCAATTCCAAGCTGCAAGTGAATGTACCTGCCGCTGCCCAAATTACCGTGATTGCACGGGACGCCACGAACTGGCAAGTGTTTGGCACGGTGGTTGGCGCAACCGCCCCTACGTTTGCTGACCAGTAATAGGAGCGCATCATGACGATGCAGTATGACGTAAAGTCGAAACACATGACCTCTTCGGGCGTGGCGGTAAACTACCGAACACGCCTCAAGGGGGCCGTTGTGTCGGCAAACACTAGTGCGGCGGCGCGGCACACGGTGTTTGCAAGCAATGTGACGCAAACGGGTACTTACGGGCGGTCTACGACCACTGTGACGGTGACAATCACCAATCACGGCCTCACTTCTGGGGACCGCGTTTGGTTGGACTTTTCTGCTGGCACAGGTGGTACGGCAACGGATAACATCTATTCGGTCACGGTTTCAGATGCCAATACGTTCACGGTAACGGACTCTGCCAGTGGCACCATCACCGGGTCTCCTGCGGTGTCGATGTACGCTGACATTTTGATGGAAGCAGATTCGTACAACGCGACTGCGTTTCCTGTGGTGATTCCGGGCGAAGGAATTTTGGCCAAAGATGGCATTTTTGTTGGTTTGGTCGCAAACGTAACAACCACTTTGTTCTATGGCTAAGACCGCAGCATGGCAACGCAAGGAAGGCAAGAACCCCAAAGGCGGACTCAACGCCAAGGGGCGAGCCTCCTACAACAAGGCCAACCCCGGCAAGCCTGGGCTCAAGCCCCCACAGCCCGAGGGCGGCTCACGCCGAGACTCTTTCTGCGCCCGCATGGAAGGCATGAAGAAGAAGCTGACCGGCGAGAAGGCCAAGAAAGACCCGAACAGTCGCATCAACAAAAGCTTGAGAGCTTGGAATTGCTGACATGAGCCAAAACACAGACACCGTTAAGAACGCGCTGGACATTGTTTCGGTGGTTGCAACCATTGGCTCGTTCTTGGAATTGCTCACGCCGGTATTTGGTTTGATTGGTGCCATCTGGACGCTGATGCGTATCGCGGAGATGGTTTCCGGCAAGACGTTTGCGGAGTTGATCCGCCGAAAGAAAGCAGATGCCGAGCAAGAGTAAGGCACAGCACAACTTGATGGCGATGGTGGCTAACAACCCCGCCGCTGCCAAGCGCAAAGGAATCCCTCGGTCTGTTGGCCAAGAGTTCATGAAGGCAGACAAGGGTAAGCGGTTTGGGTCTGGTAGTCGTTCTGATTTGCAGTCGATCAACAAACCCAAAACTGATCAAGGCAAGATGGAACTTTTCTCAAGAGGTGGTGATATGAAAAGCGCGAAGAAGATGGCCAATGGTGGCATCACCAAGGCCAAAATGGGCACTGTGCGTACCGCAGCCCCCAGCAAAGACGGTCTGGCAGCCAAGGGCAAGACCAAAGGCACTATGGTCAAGATGTCTGGCAGCAAGCCGCTGGGCATGAAAAAGGGCGGCTACGCCTGCTGATTGGGGGCCACTATGGCACGTAGGTCACTGGGGAAAGTCGCCAAAGTTCTTGGCAGCTTAGGTGCGTTAGGCGCACTGGGCTATGCCCTATCTGGTACCGGGCGTACGAGGGCAATGCTTGCGCAAGACAAAGCAGACAGGCTACGCCGCCACCAAGACGACGAGCGTTACGGGCATCTTCGCATGAACCAACTTCCGACGGAAGACGAACTAATTGCTGCTCGTCGGGACGCAGTCCCTGGGCTTGTCCTTAGTGGTTCTGGCCTTCCTGTAGAAACTGAAGGTGTGGATGGCTTTGGCGCAAGTTACGTGAGGTCCGGCATGAAAAAAGGCGGCACTGCCAAAGCCAAGCCGAGAAAGATGGCCTCTGGCGGCATGGCCTCCGCCTCCAAACGCGCCGATGGTATCGCTACCAAAGGCAAAACTAAGTGCAAGATGTATTGAGGTGACCCCATGATGAACGACATGCTTGAGAAGCAGAAGAAGCAACCTAAAGGTATCCGGGGTGGCATCTACACCGAAGACTCGGGTTTGCCCCCTCCGCAAGACGTTGATGGTGGTTCTGCCCCTCCGCCCCCCAAGAAGCCCAAAAAGATGGCAAGTGGCGGGTCTGCATCGTCTCGTGCAGATGGCTGCGCCCAACGCGGTAAGACTCGCGGCAAGATGGTGTAACCATGATGGCCAGCCGTGGGATGGGGGCCATCAACCCCAGCAAAATGCCCGGGCCGAAACGCAAGGCCCGTAGGGACGATACTGACTTCACTCAGTATGCTGCTGGGGGTAAGGTCAAGTCCAAGGTCAACGAGGCTGGCGTTTACACCAAGCCGGGTATGCGCAAGTCGCTGTTTGAGTCGATCAAGTCCCGTGCGGTGCAGGGCACAGGCGCAGGCCAATGGTCAGCCCGCAAGGCGCAGCTTCTGGCCAAGCAATACAAGGCCAAGGGTGGTTTGTACAAATGAAAGACCCGCAGCAATCGCTCAAGGACTGGGGTGCCCAGAAGTGGCGCACCAAGTCCGGCAAACCGTCTTCCAAGACGGGGGAGCGATACCTGCCTGAGAATGCGATCAAGGCGCTCAGCCCCGCTGAGTATGCAGCCACAACCCGTGCCAAGCGGGCGGGCAAGAAGGCCGGGAAGCAGTTTGTGAAGCAGCCGCCCAAAGTGGCGGCAAAGACAGCAAGGTATCGGTGATGGCCACTACATCCGGCGCAAGCAGTTTTAACCTTGACCTGACCGAGTTGGTCGAGGAGGCGTTTGAACGCGCCGGTTCAGAGTTGCGCACGGGCTATGACCTCAAGACTGCTCGACGCAGTTTAAACATCATGTTCGCCGACTGGGCGAACCGTGGCATCAACCTCTGGACGATTGAGCAGGGCACGATTGACCTTGTGCCGGGGCAGAACACCTATGCCTTGCCGACCGACACGATTGATCTTCTGGAGCATGTGATCCGCACCGGGGCTAACGTGGCGGCAACTCAGGCAGACCTGACCATCACCCGGATCAGTGTTTCTACCTACGCCACGCTACCCAACAAGCTTCAGCAGGCCCGACCGATTCAGGTCTGGGTCCAGCGTTACAACGGCCAGCAAAGCCCGACCGGCCTGTCCATCAGTGGCGGTGGAATCAGTGCCACCGTCAATCAGATTACCCTCAACTCTGTGGTTGGCCTGCCTGCCACGGGGTTTATCAAGGTTGACTCTGAAATCATCAACTACGGATACATCTCAGGGAATACCCTATACAACTGCTTCCGGGGTCAGGCCGACACCACAGCCGCATCCCACTCCAACGGGGCGGCGGTTTACTGGCAGCAGCTTCCTGCTGTCACGGTCTGGCCAACGCCGGACAACGCCCAGCAGTATCAGTTCGTGTACTGGCGTCTGCGCAGGACGCAAGATGCTGGTGGCGGTGTAAACGTCATGGATGTCCCTTTCCGGTTCATCCCATGCATGGCGGCGGGCTTGTCCTATTACATCGCCGGGAAAATCCCTAGCGGTATGGAGCGGTTGCCCATGCTGAAAGCTCAGTATGACGAGGCTTGGCAGTTGGCCGCCGATGAAGATCGTGAGAAGGCCGCAATTCGGTTTGTGCCCCGCCAGCAGTTCATTGGGAGCACTTACTGATGACGACAAATAAAATACATCGAAAACCAATAGAACAAATCCCCGAGGGTTTTGGCGGTGGCGCTGGTGGCGGTGGCGGTGGCGGTGGCGCTGGGTTAGGCGCTAGTAGGATGAGTGAGACTGCTAGGCGGGTCCAGGCAATGTCCCCGCAAGAACGAGCAGCGCTGCTGGAGAACGTTGGTAAACAATTTGAAGGGGCAGTGCGCCATTTGCCAAAAAGAGTGCGAGAACGCGCTGACTCTATGTCAGCAAAAGAGCGTGCTGAGTTGGAAAACATAGGCGAACAATTTCGAGTACGACCTGAGAACAAGAAAAAAGGCGGCGTTGTTTCCGCTTCTAGACGCGCAGATGGCATTGCCAAACGCGGAAAAACGCGGGGTAAGGTGATTTAATGGGCAATAGGTTTGCCAGTGGTAAGTATGCGATTGCTCAGTGCGACCGCTGCGACCAGCGGTTCAAGCTTTCGCAACTTCGTCGTGAGGTCGTCAAAACCAAGAACTACGAACTGCTGGTGTGCCCTGAATGCTGGGACCCGGATCAGCCGCAGTTGCAGTTGGGCATGTACCCGGTGGATGACCCGCAGGGTTTGAGGAATCCTCGTCCAGACCGCAGCTACAGGCTTTCTGGGACCAGCGGATTGCAGGTTGAGGCTGGTTTCGGGCCATTGGGCACTGGGACCGTGGAAGCTGGAAGTCGCATATTTCAATGGGGATGGAACCCAGTTGGTGGTTCTTCATTTTTCACCGCAAACGAAACGCCAAACAACTTGGTGTTGGCAGTGAATTTGGGTACAGTTACGGTTGCAACGACATAAGGAGTCGATCATGATGGACGCAAAGAAGGCAGTGCATAAGCACGAAAAGGCCATGCACCCCGGCAAACCCATGACCAAGCTGCGTGCTGGTGGCAAGACCAACGCCGACATGCTCAAGATGGGGCGCAATTTGGCCAAGATTGCCAACCAGAAGTCCCCTGGCCGCAAAGGAGCCTAAGATGGCTACGTACAAACAACCTACAAAAGTAGCATCGGTTGTGGTGGGTGAAGAACCCGCCAAGACGACCATGCGCAAGGCTAATGTGGCTGTGGCCAACACCCGCAGCCAGGACTACCCTCCGATGAAAACCAGCGGCATCAAAATCCGTGGCACTGGCTGTGCAACTAAAGGTGTGATGGCTAGGGGTCCGATGGCATGAACTACGCCGCGTTGTCTGCTGCGATTCAGGATTACACCCAGAACTACGAAGATGAGTTCGTGGCAAATATTCCCGTCTTCGTCAAACAGGCGGAGCAGCGCATCTACAACACGGTTCAGTTTCCGTCCCTAAGAAAGAACGTCACGGGCTCCACGTACATCAGCAACAAGTACCTGTCATGCCCCAATGATTTTCTGTCGGTTTACTCGATGGCGGTGATTGACGCCACGGGGTCGTATGAGTACCTGCTCAACAAGGATGTGAACTTTATCCGGCAGGCGTACCCAAACCCCAATGACACGGCCATCCCCAAGTATTACGCGCTGTTTGGCCCGACCACGACTTCTGGGGAAAACCCACAGATTACCAATGAGCTGTCGTTTATTCTGGGGCCAACTCCTGATGCCATCTACAGCGTTGAGCTTCACTACTATTACTACCCTGAGTCGATCACAACGGCTTCCAGCGGGCAAACATGGTTGGGTGACAACTTTGACTCGGTGTTGCTCTATGGCTCTCTGGTTGAGGCGTACACGTTTTCAAAAGGCGAAGCCGATTTGATGGCTTTGTATGACGGTAAATACAAAGAAGCTTTGGCGCTCGCTTCCAGACTTGGTGATGGCCTTGAGAGGTCTGATTCATATCGTAGTGGCCAGTACCGACAGGCACCGTTACCACAGAACAGCGGGGTCAAGTGATGGAAGCAACCCGCAAAGCAGCGATTGCAAAGGGAGACTCCCAGTACTTCACTGGGAAGGCGTGCCAGCATGGGCATGTTGCTCCTCGTCGCGCTACTAGTGGGGAGTGCCTTGTGTGTCGTGCAGAGCGGTTGAAGGTATGGCGAATAGAAAACCCCATCAAAGTGCAGCAGCATAACAAGACGCAGTACAACCGTTTTGCGGAAAAGATCAAGGTCGCTACCAGAAAATATCACGCGAAAAATGTTGATGTCGTGAACGCAAAGAAGCGGGCGTATCAAAAAACACACCTGCATATTTACGCCAAAATAAAAGCCAAGCGACACGCTGCTGAGTTAAAGCGCACCCCCGCGTGGCTCACAGAAGACGACCATTGGTTAATGGAACAAGCCTATGAGTTGGCCGCGCTAAGAACTAAGTTGCTTGGCATTTCTTTTCAGGTAGATCATGTGCTGCCTCTACAGGGTAAACTTGTGTCGGGGCTACACGTACCTCTAAATCTGCAAGTGATTCCTGCCAAAATGAACCGCGCCAAATCCAACAGTTTTGAGGTAACAGCGTGAGTTTTACCGGCAACTATTCCTGCAACACGCTGCGGTCGGGGCTTGCCAACGGCACGATCAACTTCGCCTCGGATACGTTCTATCTGGCGCTGTACACCAACGCGGCAACGCTGGATCAAACAACCACTGCTTACACCACGACAGGTGAAGCTTCGGGTGGAGATTATGTTGCCGGTGGTTTAGTGGTGACGGCCACCGTTGCAAGCCAAGAAACGGCAAGCGGCAGCATCACCTACATCAATTTTTCGTCCCCCGCGTGGACGGGTTCTATCACCGCTCGTGGGGCGTTGATCTACACCCCTGGAGACAACGGCGCTGTGTGCGTTTTGGACTTCGGGTCTGACAAGATTTCAACCACAACTTTCACCGTCCAGATGCCTGCCAACACCAGCACATCTGCTCTCATCCGACTTGTTTAAGGGGTATCCCATGTCAAACGAAATCGTAAAATCTGTTGATACCATGAGCGCCGGTCTGGTGGCAGGCACCCGTTCTGGCGAAGAGATGGTGGCTCTAGGCCGCTTCAAAGTTCAGTGCTTTGACAAAGACGGCAACCTCAAGTGGGAAGATGAAAACCACAACCTCGTGGTAAACGTGGGCCTGCAATACATGTGCGGCACGGCCCTGACCAGCGTGGCTCAGATCACGACTTGGTACATCGGCCTGTATGGCGCTGGCGCATCCAACACCCCCGCTGCTGGTGACACGATGGCTTCCCACGCCGGATGGACTGAAGTTGTCCCGTACAGCAACGCCACCCGCCCGACCTGCACCTTTGCAACCGCAACGACGGCCAACCCGTCTGTGGCCACCAACTCCGCTTCTGTCGCGGTGTTTAACATCAATGCCACCCAAACTGTGGGCGGTGCGTTCTTGACCAGCGACAACACCAAGAGCGGCTCGACTGGTACGCTGTTCTCTGCGGCGGATTTCTCCGCCCCCGGTGACAGGGCCGTCACATCGGGCGACACACTCAATGTAACGTACACCCTGTCGTTGGCAGGTTAAAGGGGGCGTCGATGATCAAAATCGACTTTGAATTCCAAACCCCCCACGGTAAGTTTGCTGATGCTTTGCATCTGCCTGATGATCACACCTTTACGGATGCTGATATTGAGGCGATGAAGCAGCAGCGTGTGGACAACTGGATTGCCATCGTCACTGCCCCGCCTGTTGAAACTCCGCAGGAGTAAACATGGCTGCAAGGTTCTGGGTTGGTGGTACAGGCACTTGGGACTCGACCACCACAGCTAACTGGTCTGCAACATCTGGCGGTGCTGGTGGTGCATCTGTTCCCGGCGCTGCTGACGATGTAACCATCAACACTGCTTCGATTACCGTAACAACAAATTACAACGTATCTGTAATTTCGGTCACGATTAACGCTTCCGCTGCGACATTAAGTCTTGGCGGTACGTTGACTTGCTCTGGTGCTATCACCCTTACCCAAGGAACCTTTACCACCAACAACTTCAACGTCACTGCCACATCCCTGTCGTCCAGCAACAGCAACGTGCGAACAATCAATCTAGGTAGCAGTACGGTTACGTTGAGTGGAAACTTTAACACTGGAATTCCAACAAACCTTACTTTTAATGCCGGAACATCAACGATTGTTTTGAGTTCTGGTGGGTTGGTTACGGGCGGTACTGTTTCCGCTTCTGGATTGACGTTTTATAACTTATCTTTTACTTCGACATCTGCGTACACAACAAACATTGTTGGAATAAACACATTCAACAATTTGACCGTTACAGCCCCTGCTGCTGCTGGAGTAACCCAAGTAACTTTTGACTCTCGCACAACCATTAACGGCACTCTGTCCACCACAGGCACAGCAGGGAACAGGCGCGTATGGTTCCGTGGCGCAACATACGGCCTTGCCCAAACCCTCACCATCAACAGCGCACCAAGCCTGACTGATGCTGATTTCCGTGACATCTACGTCATTGGCACTGCTGCACCGATCTCTGGCACTCGCATTGGTGACTTGCGCGGCATCAGGGGGATCACTGCATCTACACCAAAGACGGTGTATTGGAACCTTGCAGGGGCACAGAACTGGTCTGCCAACGGGTGGTCAGACACCAGCACAGGAGCGCCTAACACCAACTTCTTTCCGTTGGCTCAGGACACGGCTACGTTCACCAATGCCGGGAGTGTGACTGGCACTATTACGATGGACGCTGCTGTGCCATATACAGGCACAGTGGATATGTCTGGTCGTACAAGTGCTATGACGCTTGGCGGATCAACTGGCTATGCAGTGTACGGAAATTGGGTACTTGGTAGTGGGGTAACTCAAAGCTATTCTAATATCTTGTCATTTTCAGGCCGTAATACACAGACTATTACTAGCGCCGGAAAGACTCTTTCAGGTGCAATCACCGTCGATTCCTACGGCGGCACAGTTGAGCTTGCTGATGCTCTGAACATTGTCGCAAACGTTCTTACCATCACCAACGGCACGTTTGACACCAAGAACTACAACGTTACTGCTGGTAGCTTTGAGGCGTTCTCTGGGTCCATCAAAACAATTACACTTGGGTCTTCTACGGTTTCCCTTTCGGCAAATTTGGGTGTTTACCAAACAGGTGTAGTGACGTTTAATGCTGGAACTTCTACTATCAATGTTTCACAAACGACAACATCTTTTTATGGCGGAGGGTTGACTCTATACAATGTAAACTTTACATCGACTTCAAGTGGTACTATTTCTTTTTTGGCCGCAGGAGGAAGTCAGACATTTGCAAATATGACGGTAACAGCTCCATCAACGGCTGGTTTACGTCTACTTTCATTGTCGGGAAACCAAACCATCACAGGCACCCTCACAGTCGCCGGAGCCACAGCAGTACGCCGCATCTTCCTGCGCTCTGACACCATTGGCACTACCCGCACCCTGACCGTTGGCACTCTATCTGCCACTGACTGCGACTTCCGTGACATCACAATAGCTGGCACTGCTGCTGGCTCATCGCCTACCCGTGCTGGTGACTGCGGTGGCAATACAGGCATCACGTTCCCTGCGGCCAAGACGGTGTATTGGAACTTGGCTGGTGCGCAGAACTGGAGTGCAACAGCTTGGGCTCCATCTTCTGGCGGCTCCCCTGCGCTCAACAACTTCCCACTGGCTCAAGACACTGCGGTGTTTGATGAAGCTGCTGGCAGCGTGACGGGTACGATTACGATTAACGCAGCGTGGAACATTGGTACGTTTGATGCGTCACTGCGAACAAGCGCGATGACGTTGACCACTAGTACAAATGCCCCTGTTGTTTATGGCGACTGGAAGTTTGGCACAGGGGTAACTTCATCTAGCACTACAGGCACGATTACGTTTGCGGGGCGTGGTACAGAAAACATCACCAGCAACGGCATTTCCTTTGGTTGCCCAATCACCATCGACTGCGCCACAGGCACAGTCCAGCTTGCTGACGCTCTGACGATTAACTCCGCACGAACCCTGACCCTGACCAGCGGCACGTTTGATGCTGTGACGTACAACGTGACAACGGGTTCAATCACGGCGGCTTCATCAGCACGTGTGATTTTAAAGATGGGGTCTGGAACTTGGACTCTTAGTGGCACTGGGCTGGTGTGGCAAATAGACACAACCCCCATCTTTTTTAAAGGTACAGCCAACATTGTTTTGTCTGACACAAGTGCTTCTGCAAGGACATTTAACGGCGGTGGCGTTAGCTATAACAAGCTGACCATTGGCGGCGCAACAGGCACATCAACCCTGACCATCAGCGGCAACAACCAATTCACCGAACTTGCCTCAACAAAGACAGTTGCTCACACGATTGCCCTTGGCACAACCACACAGACCTTTGGCGCTTGGACGGTCACAGGCACGGTGGGCAACGTGGTCACGGTCACAGGTACTGCTGCTTTGACGATTGCTGGTGCAGCGGTGTCAGGCGTGGATTATTTGGCTCTTGGCACAACCACAGTCAGCGCAACAAGCCCCGGTGAGTTCTACGCTGGAGCCAACAGCACGGCAACTTCTGCGGCTGCTCCTTTGTACTTGACTGCCAAGCCTGCCGACAGCACCCGATATTGGGTTGGCGGCACGGGCAACTGGAGCGACACGGCCCGTTGGTCTACGTCTTCTGGTGGCGGCTCTGGAGCCTCTGTGCCCCGCAGCCATGACGATGTGGTGTTTGACTCACTGTCCAACGCTACGGCCTACACAGCCACAGTAAACGCTGTCACAGGCGGCATCAGAACAAAGGCACTGACCATTGCTGGCCCTCTTGTTGGCAACGTGACGCTGGCTGGATCAACTGCAATTGTTGGCATTCACGGCAACGTGACTCTGCCTGCAACGGGCCTGACGAGGACGTACACGGGAGCAATCACACTTTCTGGCTCCAGCACAGGCAGGACGTTGACGACCAATGGTGTAACGTTGGCTTCTGCAATTACGGTTAATGGGGTTGGCTGCGGCTGGACACTTGGCAGCGCGTTGAATATTGGTACATTTAATTTAACCGTTACAAACGGGTCTTTTGATCTTGCCTCATATAACTTAACACTTCAGAATATATCTTGTACGTCACAAAATGCGACAACACTTTCATTGAGCACAAGTTCTATCTCATCTAGCGGCACTTTTAATTTTTCAGGAACTGGATTAACCCTAAATGCCGGAACGTCAACAATATTAAACGACAGGGGCAACTCAGCTCATATCCTTAATGGTGGGCTGGGGTTAACTTTTTATAATTACAGCGTAACCGCAACAAATCCATCCAGTGTAACTGTAAACGGTGCAAACACATTTAATAACTTTACTGTTGTTGGCAAAACATCTGCTGGCGTTACGCCAATATCATTTGACGCCAATCAAACCATCACCGGAACGCTGACGCTCTCCGCAGGAACCAACGCCACGATGCGGCACTTTTTGCAGTCAAACACCATCGGCACAACACGCACACTGACCTGCGCTGCTTTCTCAGGAACAGATGCAGACTTCCGTGACATCACCATTGCTGGTGCTGCTGCCCCTGTCAGTGGTACTCGCTTGGGTGACTGCAAGGGCAACAGCGGGATTACGTTTGGCGCTGGCGTTACGCGATATTGGAACCTTGCGGGTAGCAACAACTGGTCAGCTACTGGTTGGGCTGCAAGTTCTGGCGCATCTCCAGCGGTTAACAACTTCCCACTTGCCCAAGACACTGCTGTGTTTGAGTCCACAAGCCCCGGCACAAGTACAACAACCACCATCAACCAGAGCTACAACATCGGCACGATTGATATGTCTGCCCGTACCAGCAACACAATGACGCTGGCAACGAGTACGAATACACCAACGATCTACGGCAACTGGATCAACGGCACTGGCACTACGCTGACGGGTACAGGGGATTTGACTTTTGCTGGGCGTGGAAGTCAGACGATTACGAGTGCTGGAAAGACGTTTACGCAAGCGTTTGCTGTTAATACCCCCGGTGGGTCTGTGACTTTACAAGATGCTTTTGTGGGTGATAGGGCGCAACCTTATACGCTTACCTCTGGAACATTTGATGCAAACGGATTTAATTTCACACTGACGGGATCAACAGGCACAAGCAGGTTTGATTGCTCCAACAGCAATGTAAGAACTCTTGCAATAGGTTCAGGAACGTGGACGATTGCTGGCCCACAAGGGTTTACTGCGGCAACATCTACCAACCTTACAGTCACAGGCACAGGCACGATCAGCCTAACTAACGCATCTGCCAAGACCTTTGCTGGTGGCGGTGTTTCCTACTCAAGCATCACTCTTAACCAAGGCGGTGCAGGTACTCTGACCATCTCAGGCAACAACACCTTTGCCAATATCACCAACACCTACAGCGCAACGGGTGCAACGAACATCACCATTGGCACGACAACGCAGCGTGTAACGCAATGGACGGCCACAGGGGCAGCAACTCGGGTTCTGACGGTACAGGGCACATCTGCATCCAGCCCCGGCACATTGATCCTGACAGGCGGCAACAAGCCCAACGTCGATTATTTGGCAGTCACCGGGGTGCGGGCGTACAGTCTTGATACTACATGGTATGCGGGAGCCAACTCCACCAATAACGGTTCGCTGGGCTGGTATTTTGAATCTGGCGTGGTGTCAATTACCGCCACCATTTCTGAGACATCCACTGCAACCGATGCGGTATCTGCGGTACTGATATACATTTCCAGCCTGTCCGAGACATCGACAGCAACGGACACTGTAGACGCACCGGGCAGCACATTTAACCCCAGCCTGTCTGAAGCAGCCACGGCAACGGACGCTGTTGCAGGCACACTGACCCTGCTGGCGCAGGTGGCTGACGCCCTCACTGGCACTGACACTGTATCTGTCACGCTCACAATCAGCCCCAGTGTTTCTGAAACTGCTACGGCTACAGACGAAGTATCCAGTAAATTTTTGTTTGCTGGCATTATTTTGGAGTCCGCCACGATCACAGACGCTGTATCTCCAAAGTACAACGCAAACCCAAGTGTGGCCGAAACCAGCACGGCAACCGACTCGGACAGCGCTACGGCGGTGTTTACACCCAGCTTGTCCGAAACCGCCACGGCTACAGACGCGCCCAGCACGGCCAACAACACGTTCAACCCAAGCCTTGCGGAAACGGCTACGGGGACTGACAGCCCGGTTGCCAATCTGAGTGTTACTGGCGCTGTTTCCGAAACCGCCACTGCCACGGATACAACTCAATCGGTGGTAATTTTTGTGGGGGCAGTATCTGAAACTGCCACGGCAACTGATCTGATCAGCGCCCTGACTAACTTCTTGGGGCAGATTGCAGAGACTGCCACGGCAACGGACATCACGCTGGTGGCCCCGTCAGTGTTCGGCCCGCAGGTTCAGGAAGCCGTTGCCGCGCTGGATGCCACCCGACCAATCAACAGCACGTTCAATGTTCAGCTTGTGGAGTCCGCCACGGTGCTGGACTCCGTCATTGGGGCATTCCTGTGGAACCTGATCGACGACAACCAGAACCCCAACTGGGTAAACATCTCCAATCCGCAGAACCCCGGTTGGTTAGTCATAGATGACAACCAGAACCCCAACTGGGTAAACATCTCCAATCCGCAGAACCCCGGTTGGTCAGTCATAGATGACAGCCAGAACCCGAACTGGCAAAATACCGACGCATAAAATACTCAAGCGCCAAGCTGGACTCAAATCCAAACAGTCTGATAAGGAATCCACATGCCAACATCATACACATCCCTTCTCGGTCTAGCTCTTCCGGTTACGGGAGAACTGTCCGGCACTTGGGGCGCTACGGTAAATGACTCCATCACTTCTTTGCTGGACACCGCCGTGGCGGGCACAACCAGCATTACGACCGATGCGGACATCACGCTAACAACCACCACGGGCGCGTCCAATCAAGCACGGCAAGCGATTATTTTGTGGAACCCGGCGTCGGGTACTACGACTCGCAACATTACAGCCCCCGCACAGTCCAAGATTTACACGGTGATCAACGCTTCTGGTGGTACGCAGTCCATCGTTTTCCGTGGCGTAGGCCCGACAACTGGCGTGACCATCGTTAAAGGCGAGGCCGCTGTTGTTACATGGAACGGCTCTGACTTCATCAAAGTCAGCAACACCAGCGGCGCAGGAACATTTACCGACCTGACTGTTACGGGCAACACGACCTTGGGCGATGTAGTTGGCGACACCCTGACGGTCAATGCGACCTCCACCTTCAACAACGCCAATTTAACGCTTAATGCTGGCACCGCCAACGGCGTGGCCTACCTCAACGGCAGCAAAGTCCTGACCACTGGGTCTGCGCTGGTGTTTGATGGCAGCAACCTGGGCCTGGGGGTGACGCCGAGTGCTACAAGCGTAACTGGTTATAGAGCTTTGGAAATTGGCGCGGTTGGATCGGGTTTTCTGGGAGGCGCTAACGACCTGAACGCAGCAGTAAACGCCTATTACAACACAGGTCTTGGCGGTTGGATTCGCGCAAATACGTCGGCCCCTGCGCGGTATCAACTTGCATCTGGTGCCCATGTGTTTTACACGGCGGCTGCTGGAACAACGGGGACATCCTTTTCTTTCACCCAGGCAATGACGCTGGATGCGAGTGGGAATTTGGGTATTGGCATTACATCACCCGGACAAAAACTTCATGTTGAAAACAGTGTTAATAGCTCAACTTGGACAAAGATTAGTAACGGGAATAGTGGTACTGGTGCAGCGGCAGGAGTTTTGTTTGGCACAGATCAAGGTGATGCTGGCGCATTATCTCAAAACAGCTCAAATGCGGGTTATGGTACGGCTGCAAATGCTGTGCGTTTGCGTAACTTGCTAAATGCCCCAATTACTTTTGAAACCAATAACACCGAACGCGCCCGTATCGACTCCTCCGGCAACCTCGGCCTGGGGGTGACGCCGAGTGCTTGGGGGTCAGGTCAAAAGGCCATCCAAGTTGGTTCCTCTGGGGCTATTAATGGAAGCTCAAATACATCACTGGTAGTTGTTTCCGCCAACCGCGTTTATAACGGTACTAACGATCTTTACATCAACACAGCAGCGGCGACAGCTTACCAACAATCAAGCGGAGCCCACGCTTGGTTCACCGCCGCTTCCGGCACCGCAGGCAACGCGATCACGTTTACGCAGGCGATGACGCTGGATGCGAGTGGGAATTTGCAAATTGGCAACACGTCATATGCGTATCGCGTTGCGGCTTCGCGTGCATCAGACGGTATTGTTGGCTATTTCCGTCGAGATGGGGCAACGGTTAATCCGGCGCTAACGATTTCCTGCAATGAGACAGGCAACACTGTTGGGTTTGGCACTGACTATGCTGGAGCAACAAGCCCGGCAATTACATTTAGTACGCAAGGCACCGAACGCGCCCGCATCACGAGCGGGGGTGATTTGCTGGTGGGGACGACGGATGCTGGAGCAACAACTGGTGTCGGCGTAAAGACTCTTTACAGCGCAACTATCCCCGCAATCTTCACCGTGTTTAATACGGCTGGCGGTGGTAATGCCTATAACTTTTACAACACAAACGCAACAAACAATGGCTATCGGTTTTATGTAAAAGTCGACGGCGGTATTGCAAACTATCAGGCAAACGATCTTAATTTGTCTGACCAAAGACTCAAAAAAGATATTTCCGACGCAGGTAGTTATTTGGAAAAAATTTGCTCAATTCCTGTTCGCACATTCCGTTACAAAGACCAATCTGATTCTCTGCTGACTCTTGGGGTAATTGCTCAAGAGGTGGAGAAAGTTGCGCCTGAGTTGGTTAACAACGATGGGTTTGGCGACACTCCAGATGATGGTGTGCCATTGAAAACCATCTACCAGACCGACCTGCAATATGCGCTGATGAAGTGCATCCAAGAACTCAAAGCCGATCTCGACGCAACCAAGGCCGAATTGGCCGCACTCAAAGGAGCCTAAACCATGACTACTATCACTTGGGTAATTTCTGCCCTCGACTGCATTCCTCAAACCCCAGAGGGCGCAGACTACGTTGTGACGGTTCACTGGGCCTGCAACGGCACGGACGGAGCCTATAACGCAAGCGTGTACTCCACATGTTCTCTGCCTGTTGTTGACAGCGGAAATTTCATCCCGTATTCGTCGCTCACAGAGCAAACTGTGCTTGGGTGGATCTGGGCCAACGGCGTGGATCAAGCAGTCACAGAAGCCGCTGTGCAGCAGCAGATCGACAACCAGCGGAATCCTCCAGTTATTACGCCGCCGCTTCCATGGATCAGCCAGTAAGTGAACTTCAATTTAGTCGTTACACGCGGCTGATTGAATACGCCAAGCAACACCGGCCAGAGGGTCGGGTGGAGAGGCATCATATTATTCCGCGCTCTATGGGCGGCTCAAACGACAAGAACAATTTTGTTGAGCTTAGTCTAAGATTGCATTTTGTGGCGCATTGGCTTTTGTGGAAATCTTACCGAAACTCAAAAATGGCAAACGCTTTTTGGACGATGGCTTGCTGCAATGGGCGGCGGTTAAATTCAAAAACATATGACATTGTTCGTTCAGTTGCCGCAAAATCTATAGCGGAGTCCAAGCGCGGGAAAACAACATCAGCAAAGCAAAAAGCCGTTGTTAGCGCTTTAATGTCCGGAAAAGTCTTTTCTAAAGAAACCTGTCAGCGTATCTCTAAGGCAAAGACTGGAAAAAAACAGACAGCGGAGCATAAAGCTAAGGTGGCTGCACAAAGAATTGGCAAAAAATTATCTCTGGAAACCAGAGAAAAAATGTCTGCGGCTAAACGTGGAAAAAAACCAAACAATTGGAAAGGTTGGAAAATGTCAGAAAACGCAATAAATTTCCCCCCGGTGGTTACGCCTCCCTTGCCCTGGAGCCAAGCATGAACGATCAAAAAATTGAACTGACACTGCCACTTGTTAACGCTATCCTGCAATACCTGGGCACCCGCCCTTTTGTGGAAGTTGCCGGTTTGATCAACGAAATTCAGAAGCAGGCTGCTGCCCAAGGGGAGGCACCTGTTGAGCAGCCCAAAGCGGAAGACTGACGTAGCGTCGGAGCTAATGAAATGATCGACCCGATCACCGCCCTTGCTGCAATATCGTCAGCGGTCGAACTTGTAAAAAAAGTCGCCGCGACGGTAGATGATGTCACCTCGCTTGGGCCGGTGTTGGGTAAGTATTTTGATGCCAAAGCCGACGCGATTGAAGTTGTTCAAAAGTCGCAAGAGGGTGGGTTCAAGGGGTCGGCGCTGGGCAAGGCGCTTGAGTTGGAGATGGCCATCGAGCAGGCCAAGCA